ATATTATTCAATATACTATATAACTTTATGATTCATGGCAAAGAAAGGATTCTATATAAAGAAATCTAATGTTGATAATTCTATTTACTTAAACGTATTCGTTGAAGACTTTGCTAATTATATCAAAGATATACAGTCAAATAAAGGATGGATAAAGTTTCGTATATATCAAAGGGAACAACCAGATGACAAGTTTACTCATAACATGGAATTGATACATCAAACAGCATCTGAATAGTCAGTTTAATTCAGTTAATATGGAACAAGATATAACAACAAAGCAACCAAAGATAAGAGGTAAGAATGGTGGAGCAAGACCAGGAGCTGGTCGTAAGAGGAGAATGGAGGAGCATGAGATCATTGAAAGGCTTACACCAATGGCTGATATAGCATTCAAGGTACTCAAAGAGAAGGTGGCAGCTGGTGATATTAAAGCTATACAGATATTCATGAGCTATTTCATTGGTCTACCTACTCAAAAGATTGAGAATAAGATTGAGGGTAATCTAAATAGTGTATCAGTTGAAGTAGTAAAACCTAACAATGAACTTAGTATTGTTGCATAATGGTAGGGTAGGGTAGGGGAGGGGTTGATAATGAGTGAGTTAGAAGTCTACTTAACATAATGATAATTATAAGATGAATTTATAGCAACAAAGTTAGGGTTGATTTCTCCATTAATTGACACGAAGTGAGTGATGTGTTGCGAGTCGCAATGGTTGACTGAAAGTAGGTTACAATATAGGTTATAAAATATAGGGGGGAACTTAGAGAAAACGAAAAGTGAAAGTGGCAGTATATCTTCTCATTTCTGATACCTCTCAAACTAAGGGGGTGTCTTTTAATAGGTACTTTTGAACTCGAAATATAGAATCTGGATTTTAATTTTTTCTATGAATGCTAAACTTCAAACTAATAAGGTCTATGAAATATTGCAAGATAGTGAGAAGCGTATAACTGTAATGCAAGGTGGTTCTCGTTCTGGCAAGACATACAATATTCTAATTTGGTTTATTGTTAAGTTGTTACAAGAGAATGGAAAGACCTTAACGGTGGTTAGACAATCACTTCCTTCGATAAAAGGTACTGTATTACGCGATTTCATTGATATATTGAGTAAGTTGGGCATTTATTCGGAGGATAATCATAATAAGACTGACCAAATATATTCTTTGAATGGTAATATCATTGAGTTTGTGAGTGCGGACCAGCCTCAGAAGATAAGAGGTAGGGCTAGGAACTATTTGTTTTGCAATGAGGCAAATGAGTTAAGTTATGAAGCATGGATGCAGTTGATAATGAGAACAGAGGGTAAGATTGTAATAGATTATAACCCTTCTGATGTTTCATCCTGGATTTATGATACGGTGATACCTAGGGATGATGCGGATTTCCATATTACTACGTTTATGGATAATCCATTCCTTCCAAAGGAGTTGGTTGATGAGTTAACTAGGTTAAAGGATGCTGATCCAAACTACTGGCAAATATATGGCTTGGGAGAGAGGGGATTGAGTCAGGACTTAATATTTACGCATTGGAGGACAACGGAGAATATACCAGAGGATGGGGAAATAGTGTATGGGTTGGACTTTGGGTTTAATAATCCATCATCATTGGTTAAGGTTGTTTTTAATGATGGGACTGCATATGTGCAAGAGTTATTGTATGCAAGTAGATTGACTACAAATGATTTGGTTGAGAAGATAAAGGAGTTGGGATTAAGTAATTATGATGAGATATATTGTGATGCAGCAGAGCCTAAGACGATAGAGGAGTTAGTGAGAAATGGTTTCAATGCAAAAGCAGCAAATAAAGATGTTACGGAGGGTATAAGAACAGTAAAAGGAACTCCATTGATTGTTCATATAGATTCTGTAAATTTGTTGAAGGAGTTTAAGAGTTATAGGTGGAAAACGGATAGGAATGGTAATAAGTTAGACCAACCAGTTAAGTTTGCGGACCATGCATGTGATGCGATGCGATATGCGATATTTAGTAAATTAACAATTCCTTCGGTAACGTGGGGAGTAATATAAAAAGTATGGGATTATTAGACATCTTTAAGAAAAAGGGTATAGATCCGAGTATTAATTTCAATAATACAATGAAAGGACTAAATGGAGCAGTCCTTCAAGATTATGAAGATGGAATATATGTTAACGAAGGATATTTAGGTAATGCAGATGTCTATGCAATTGTTTCATTTTTGGCTAGAAAGGCAGCAAGTATTCCTTGGTATGTTTACAGTCTTAATGATACACAAAAAGGTCGTACAAGTCTTTTAAAGTATAAGCAATTATCAAGAGGCATTTCTAATAAGGGAGCATTTGAAAGAGCTGTTATAGAGCGTAAAAATGCATATAGTGAGAATGTAGTTATGGATAGTCCATTAGCAAGATTGCTAGAGCGACCAAATGCTTATCAAGCTCAGGACCAGTTTTTGGAGAATTTATTTGGATATAGGTTCATAAGTGGGGAAGGAGATATTTATGGTAATGATGGCGGAATACCTGGAGGAAAATTTGTTGAGTTAAATGTACTTCCAACACATTTTTTAGATATTTATGCTGATCCAAAAGATTTATATGGATTGCTTGGATATAGGTTAATGGTTGGTAATGGTATTGATTTACCAAAGGATAAAGTTTGCCAATGGAAAACTTGGAATCCAGAATTTAATGATGTAACACGTTCTCACATGAGAGGTGTTTCTCCAATGAAGGCAGCATATAAGACATTACGTATGAGTAATAATGCTGCTGATGCATCAGCAATGATGGCAGTAAATGGAGGAGCAAAAGGTGCAATTACTCCAAAACCTATTGGTTCAAACGTAGCAACATTTACGGTAGAACAAGCTAACATGATAAAAAGAGCTGTTAATGAAGATATTAATGGTGTAGACAATAAAGGAAGGATAAATGTATTACAAACTCCTTGGGACTATTTAAATTTTGGTTTGAGTTCTGTTGATATGGACTTAGTAAATACATTACAATTATCTTTACATCAATGGTGTAGAGTATTTGGATTACCAGCAGTTATATTTGATACAGATACATCAAGTTATAATAACTATCAAAACGCAATGAGGGACTTGATGACAAATACAATTGTTCCAGTATGTTGTAGTTTAAGAGATGAATTAAATAAATGGTTAGTACCAAGATTTGGTGAAAATGTATATATAGATTTTGATATTACTGCATTACCAGAATTGCAACAAGATTTGGAAAGAATGTCAAGGATTTTACGTGATGCCTATTGGTTAACTCTTGATGAAAAAAGAAGTGCAATGAATTATGAGGAAAAGGGAGGTATTTTTGATGCTGCTTATGTAAGTCAAGGATTAGTACCTCTTGACCAAATTTCAATGGATTTAACTGTACAAGATGGAAATAATGGAGTTAACGGATCAACAGATATGGGAAATAGTGATGGCTCGGTTTCCCAAGATACCAACGGAGCGAACATGCCTGACGGAACAACGAATGCGTAATAGTGTAAGACAATCGTATAAAAAAAGATTAATTGATGAACGCGAAGCAGCAAAGAGAATATTGGATCAAAGTGGAGAGGCTTCGCAAACAAATGGATAATAAGTATAGTTCTTTATTTAATGCAGCAATAAGAAAAGACTTAAAAGTATTTGCAGATGATTTGCAAAGTCATGGTGTGAAAGGTGCATTGAGCTTAATGGGTTCATATGCATGGAATGATGAGATGATGAGCATTATGAATAAATTATATAAAGAGTGTGCTATTTTATTTGGTAACTCAGTATATAGAGCAGTTGGAATAATGAGTCAAAAATCAGGTGCAAGTTCTTTTAATAGCGATTGGATTGATGAAATGATTAATTTTTTAATTCAATATGGTTTTTATCTTATTTCTAATATAACTCAAACAACAAAAGCTAAATTACAAGATATTGTAGCAAAGGGACAAGCTGATGGATTATCAACAGATGAGATAGTAAAACTAATTATGGATGAAAGAATTGCTGGATATAGTCAAATGAGAGCAAATAGAATTGTTCAAACTGAAGTAATGAGAGCAAGTAATTATGCTTCAATGATTAGCGTTCAAAAGCATAACTTTGAAGTAGATAAGATTTGGATAAGTAGTAAAGATGATAGAACGAGAGTAATACCTAGAAATACATATGACCATATACATTTAGATGGGCAAAAAGTAAGATGGGCTGAAGATTTTCGTTCTACTGGTAAAAAAGGTGATTTAGTTTTAGCTGGTTTTCCTGGTGATCCAACGACACCAGCTGGATTCACTATAAATTGTCGTTGCACAGTTGGATTTGAGGCTAGGAGAGATAAAAATGGTAAATTGATATTAAAAAAATAAATATGCCAGTTAGAAAATGTCCTAATGGTAAATATCAGATTGGCGAAGGCGAATGTATGTATGATTCTCATGATTCAGCTACAAGAGCTTATGTTGCTTATTTAGCTGAAGAAGAAGCTAATAAAAAAGCTGCTGCTGATCCAAATAAAATTAGTTTTGATTTTGATGGAACTATTTCACTAAATCGTTATCAAAATATTGCTTCAAAATTAAAATCAGAAGGTAAAACAATTTATATTGTTACAAGAAGACAAAGTAGTGAGAGTAAATCTGTTTATGAAGTAGCTGATAAAGTAGGTATTCCACATTCACGTGTTTACTTTACAAATGGTAAATATAAATGGGAAACAATTAAAAGATTAGGAATAGGAACTCATTATGATAATAATCCTGATGAGATTAAACTGATAAGAGAAAATACTGATGCAAATGGAAAATTAGTAAATCAAAAAAATATGATATATAATTATAAGTCATTCGATTTAGAAGTTAAAGATGTAGATACTAAAAGTGGTATTGTTAGTGGTTATTTTTCATCTTTTGGAACACTTGATAGTGATGGAGATATTATGATGCCAGGAGCATTTAAACGTTCAATTCAAGATTGGGGACCAGAAGGTAAGGGTAGAATTAAGCATTTGCTTAATCATAATCCATCTCAACCCCTTGGTAAAATTACTTCATTGAAAGAAGATAATTATGGTCTTTTATATACTTCTCAAATTGGAACGCATCAACTTGGTAAAGATTTCATTAAAATGGTAGAATCTGGATTGATTGGAGAGCATTCAATAGGATTTAGGACATTAAATGAGCAGAAATCTGATGCTGGTAATGAGCTTCGTGATGTAATGCTATTTGAAGGTAGCTCACTAACAGCATGGGGAGCAAATGAAAATACACCATTACTTGGATTAAAAAAGTTAAAGTCTATTGAAAAGATACAAGATCAAATAAAAGCATTTGAAAAGTTTATACGCGATAGTGATGTAACAGATGAGACCATTGATTTATGTATGATTAAAGTTAAACAATTAGCACAAGCAATCGAACAGATGAGTAGCACTCAGGCAGTAGAGATTACACCAGAGCAGCCAAAAGATGATGTAGTGTCGCTTGAAAATTCGTTATTATCAATTCTTAACAAGTATTAAAAAACAAAAATGGAAGATTTAAAAAAATTCGAATCTGCTCTCGAATCAAAATTGGCAGAACAAAAAGCTGAGGTTGCACAAGTAACCGAAAAAGCTCAAAAGAGCTTTGACAGCAAAGTTGAGCAAATCAACGAAAGTATTTTGAAGACTAACAAAAGTCTTGAAGAAGCTCGTGCTGAAGTTCTTGAAGCTAAAGCTGCATTTGGAAGAATCCAAGCAACTGAAGAAAAGAAAGTTGCAAGTTCTTATGCAGAACACATCATGGACATCAAAAATGCTCTTGGTTCTTCTATCGAAAAAGGATGGAATGATATCAAACATGCTGCAAGAACAAAAGGAACTGGTTTTATGGCTGACCTTGATACAAAAGCAGTTGGTGTAATGACAGAAGGTACAAACCTAACTGGTTCTATCTATGTTTCTTATGCTAACAATGCAAATATGAGGTCTTTCGTTAACCCACATTTGCGTTCAGTATTTAACATTCTTCCAGTAGCTACTGGTTCAGTATCTTTTCCTCGTGGTAATAGTCCAGTAGGTGAAGGTTCTTTTGGTAAGCAAACTGAAGGTTCTGGTAAAGCACAAATCGATTACGATGTAACAGTAGTAAACACCGCGTTGTCTTTCATCGCTGGTTATGCTAAAGTTTCTCGCCAAATGATTGATGATTTGCCATTCTTGCAGTCTTATCTTCAAACTTCATTAGTTGAAGATTTCCAAAAAGCTGAAGATACTTATTATCTTAATGCTATTGCTTCTTCTGCAACTGCTGGTTCTACATCTGCATCAGTAACTGCTGAGAAGTTTATCGATTATATCGCACAATTAGGTGCTGCTAACTGGAACGCAAATTTGATCTTGACCACATTTGCTGGTTGGGCTGGTGTTCTTAAAACACTTCCTTCTGGAGGTTCTTATAGTGTTCCTGGTGGATTGACAATAGATAATATGGGTAATGTAAGGATTATGGGTATTCCAGTTGTTCCTCATAGCCTTGTTACTGCTTCTAAGGCTTATGTTTTAGATACAACCAAATATTCTATCGCTCAACAATCTGGTCTTTCAGTTCGTTCAACTGAATTCGATCAAGATGATTTCATCAAGAACTTGATAACTTTCCGTTGTGAGGCAAGATGTGAACTTCTTCAGTTCCAGCCTACTGCGGCTATCTACGGTGCAATCTAATTGCAAAAAACCGAAGGAGGGTGAAAGTCCCTCCTTATTTTTAATTTTATATTATGCCATACTCATACTCATTTTTTAAAGAAGATTTTAAATTTCACTTGATTGCAAATATTGATAAGAATTGCAAGTTCTTAGATGTAGGAGCTGGTAGTGGATCATATGGATTATTATTGAAAACATATTTTGAAAATATTGATGCATTAGAGATATTTTCAGATTATGTTTATGAGTTTGAATTACATGATATATATAAAAATGTATATGTTTCGGATATAATGGACTTCAATATAAAGAAGTATGATTATTTTATATTTGGTGATATAATAGAACATTTGAGTACTGAGGATGCTACTGATTTGCTTAA